CCGGATAACCGGAGTTGTTGCACTAGGATTGCGCCTAGAGTCGCTGCACTGGGTTAGCGCCCAGAGTCGCTACGCTTCCTCATATTTGGACTTTAGATCGAGAATCTCTCTTTCTGCTACCGCAAGTCCGTGTATGATTCCGCAACACTTGGTGTATGCTTCAAAACTTTCACACCCACCAGTGCTAATATGATCTGCCATCTCATTCATGCTGTTTCTAATGTTAGAAACTAAGTAATCAAGTATGTCTACTTCGCCTTTCATTATCTACCCATTAGGTCTTTAGCAATATCTACACCTAGTTTAGCACCTGCTATTTGTTCTTGTGAAGCAATTCTTTTGCTTTCAAGTTCATCCTTGGTGTTTGTTTCAGATATCTTAACGCCTAATCTTGCCTGTTCGATCTGTGATTGCTGATCAAGTCTCTGCTGCTCAAGCTGCGCTTTTGCCATAGCCTTCTGAGCTTCTAGCTGTAGCTTGGCCATCTCTGCTTCAGCTCTTTGCTGTACCTGCTGCTGTTTAATTTGCAGCTCTTGCATCTGAATCTGAATCAAAGGATCTTGCATCTGCTTTTCATTTTGTTGCATCTGCTGTTCTTTTGCTGCTTTTCCGGACAGTTGTGCTGCAGCAGGCGCTACCAAACGAGAGATTCGATACTCGATATCTTCTGGCATTGGCTGATCTGGTGCTGGCAATTCTACACCCAGCTGCTTCTCTATGTCTTGACGATACTTAAACGCTAAATGCTCTTGGACATGAGCCGATAAAGCCGCTTGAGCTTTTTGAGCGTTTGGACTCTTACCCATAACTTCCATAATGGTTGGATCTTGAATCATTGCCATGTGGGTTTGGATGTGAGCTTCATGATCTTGGTAGATAAACGCCTTAACCGGCTTGCCGTTAATGATATTCATGTTCTCACTAACCGGATCGGTAGGTTTCATGTCCTTATCTGTTGGAACTATCTCGTCAGCGTCTCGGATTCCAAGAACTTCTAACATTTGACGGTGTAATAGCGGTAAATCGTACATTTCTGGAGCCTGTGCCGCCAGTTGTAGCGCCGCTTGGTACTGCATAATCCGTTGTGCCATCGTTCCAGCGTTAGGATCGCTTACAGGAATGATGTCAATACGATTATCGAAGTCCTCAACCACTATTGGGTCGCCATCTTCCTCATATGGGTAGGCCTCTGGGCCATGATCCCGTACAATTCCGGTTAAAAGACGTAATTCTACCCGCATAGAGGCATGTAATCGGGCCTGAACAGCGCTCATAACCTTCATTGACCGCTCTAATATGGCCAATGTGGTGCCAACTGGCGCTTCGCCGTTCATATCGGACGCTTTTACGTCTGCTGCAGAGGCAAATCTGCGGCCTTCTTCTACAATATCGCCCATTAACTGGTATAAAACGTTACTTGGCTCTTTATATGGCAGAAATGCAATGTTATCTCGGATGGCTCCACCCGGTACATCAACGTCACGGAACTCTCCGGGCATGATTGGGGTGTCATCACCCTTAATTCTAAGCCCTCTGGACTTTAATCCGCCCGGTAAGTTGGATAATGTACCCGCATCCACCAGCTGTCGAAGCAATGAGGTGGCTGATTTTGCCAAACCACCAATCATATGAATTAATCCGAACCCATAAAAGCCTAATCCGGGCATGTACTGGTAGTGAACAAAGTGCTCTCGCTTGTTTTTTAGCGGGTCATCCTCATACCAGTTACGTCTAATTGATAGAATTGTTCGTGAACTTTGATCTATAGCCACCACATAGGGAAGATTGATGCCAGTAGGCTCTCCATCTTCCATGTCTTCAAAGCCCGGCAAGTCTAAATTAACATGCATCTCGAGGATTGAGTGCCGAGAATCGTAGTCATAACTGGCTGAGTCACCCGTTAGCTCGTTGTATTTGCGCTCGATCTCATCAGTGTTAGAAGATGCCGCAGGTAATTCAACGTCTCGATAGAACCCAGACACCTGAAGCTTACGAATATCGTTGCTGCTCTTCTTCATAACATGCGTTGCCCGCTCGCATGTTGTTAAATCCGATGCACCGTAGCTGACAACAAAGTCTTCAGCTGGGACAAACATACTACAAGGTCGTCCCAAACTGGGATCAAAATACACTTTTCTAAAAGCGCTACCAGCCAATGGCAGAGAGAAGAGCATCTTTTCTGTCTCTGAACGATACTCTGTCATTTTTTCTGTAAGCAAGTAGTTTAAGTAGTTTTGAACTCGCTCTGCTTGCTTTGTTTTCTTTTCATCAATCTTGCCAACAATAGCCGTCTTAACCGGACCTCTGGCAGGAAAGATTTCCTGAATTGATTGAGACTGAAACTTTATAACAGATTCTGTTAGCAGGGGGTGAAACACACCACAAGCTCCATCCCAAGGCTGGGTTCTGTCTTCGTTTTTTAAACCAAGAAGATCTAGCCCTTTAACATATGACCGCTCCCAGTCCGATCTGCTTTCTTTGTCTGCTCGGTACGAGCTAACCAAATCAAGACAGATACTTGTTAGATCTTTTTCATCAATGAAATCTGCTAGGTTTGCGTTGTGATCCTCAGACAACTCAGACTCTAAGCTATCGCCAAAGTCAATAAGAACGCCGCCGTCCTCGGTCTCTATTGAAACCGCCTCGGGGTTAACAACTTCAATTTCTAAAGCTGATTCGTCTTGGTCTTGGATCTCTGTCCGCAAGGGACGGTCAATAGCCATTATCCGTTCCTAGTGAAGTTTTGCTTTCTTGCTGCGCCAGAGCCTCTAACAACTCCGCCTTTTGCCATTCCTTTGGTGTTCATTACCTTGCCACCCTTAGCCATTCCTTTTGACGACATCATCTTACCGCCCTTGGCCATACCCTTAGATCCCATCACCTTGCCGCCACGGAAGTAGCCTTTGGTTGTTGGAACCTTGCCGCCTT